AAAACCAAATATTAATTATTGGGATGAACTTTTTAGAGTTTCTAAAAATCAAATCATTTGGGGCGCAAATAATTTTGATTTACCTACTACGGAATATTTTTGTGTATGGGATAAAATGCAGTATATGCCAAATTTCGCAAGTGCAGAATACGCTTGGGTAAGTATGGGATTAAAAGCTCCAGCAAAAGTTTTTAGATATGGAATACATAAAGAAAATGCCATAAGAAAACAAAGCGGAGGAAAAATACATCAAGCGCAAAAACCAATAAAACTATATGAGTGGTTACTTAATAGCTATGCTAAGCCAAACGATAAAATATTAGACACGCATTTAGGTTCAGGCTCAATAGCAATAGCTTGTCACGATTACGGATTTGATTTAACCGCTTGTGAATTAGATAAAGAGTATTTCGACAAAGCAATGAAACGAATTAACAACCATTTAGCACAAACAAAATTAAAATTATGAATCCTAAAAAAAAGAGTGTTAACATGCATAAACTGTTTTGTTTAATGACACTACTACAAGACAACCTAGACGACCTCGAAGTAACAACACCGAGAATGAAGCAACTCAAAGACAATCTAAGCGAGTTTTGCGAGATTCTAAACAATGAAGTGTCAGGAACTTATACCATTCAAAAGACTACTTATTTTGTCGAGTTGACTAATAAAATTGATACTATGATGAGAAAATGCTTTGACAGCACAATGTAGTTTATATTGTTTCTAAACAAATAAATTGATACTTTTACAAAACGATACGGTCAGGTATCTAACTAAAAATCATTAAACCCTATCTGACGGCAAACTGACCTTTGCGACTAGATGGGGTTTTTAAATTATATTAATTATGGCAAATGCTAATTTACCAAAAATTCAAGACCTTTATTCTGATAAAGTAAGCATTCAGAAAAAAGATGTTTTTGTAACATTAATGAACCAACCGCCTCTGGAAAGTTGGATTAAAAAACATCCGTTTATATCTAATTACAGATATTTACCCATTGAAAGAATAGAGTATCTTTTAAAAACTATTTTCAAAAGATACAGGATTGAAGTGTTAAGAGAGGGAACTTCTTTTAATGGTGTTTATGTAGTTGTGCGAGTTCACTATTTCAATCCAATTAGTGAGGATTGGGATTACCACGATGGCATTGGAGCGTGTCAATTACAAACCGCAAAAGACACATCTTGTACTGATATGATTAATATAAATAACGGTGCGTTACAAATGGCTTTTCCTATTGCTAAAACAGTAGCTATAAAAGATGCGTGCGATCACTTTGGAAAATTATTTGGTTCAGATATTAATCGAAAAGAAACTATTAACTATTCAATTGATTTAACATTAATTGAAATGACGCCTGAACACCCTAATTGGCTAAAAGTTAAAGAAGCAATAGAAAGTAAAAATTATACTATTGAAGATATAAAATCCAAATATGAATTGTCTAACGAAAATGAAATATTATTATGTCAGAATTTAAAATAAGAGCCTCAGCAAGTGGTCAAATAATGACCAACCCACAAAAGAAAACAGATTTAATTTCTAAAACTACTTTAACATACGTTGATAGTTGGTTAAAAGAATCAATATACGGTGTACGAAAAGAGATAAAAAATAAATATTTATCCAAAGGGTTGACCTTAGAAGATGAGGCAATTGATACCGCTATTGATTGGTTAAATTTACCTTTCGTTTTGAAAAATGAAAACTTCTTTGAAGATGATTTTTTTTGCGGAACTCCAGATTTAATTTTAGAAGATGAAGTTTTAGACATTAAATGTTCTTGGGATTGTTTTACGTTTCCTTTGTTTGAAACTGAAATACCTACAAAGGATTATTTTTATCAATTACAAGTTTATATGCACCTTACAGGAAAAAGCAAAGCTAGGCTTGTTTATGTTCTTTTAAATACCCCAGAGGAATTAACCTACGAGCAAAAAAATGATTATTCAAACTTAGATAAAAAATTTAGAATTAAAACTTTTTCAATTGATTATGATAAATTGGTAATTGAAGATTTACAAAGTAGAGTATTAAATATTAGAAATCATATAAAAACAATTAATTATGAGTAGTTTAAGCAACGTTTACATTAAATTAGAAACTTTAGAAACTTTGGTTTCTGTTCTAAAAAAGAAATCTGAAAAAGGAGTCAGTATTGATATTTCAATAGGAGAAACATCAAACGATTACGGTCAAAATTTGTCGGCTTACATAAGCCAAACAAAAGAGCAACGAGATGAAAAAAAGCCACGTTTTTATGTTGGCAACGGGAAATGCTTTTGGACTGATGGAACAATTGAAATATCTAAGAAAAAAGAAGTTCACGAAGCGAAGCCAATTGAATCAGTTGGGGAAGTTGACGACCTCCCGTTTTAAATAAAAAAGGCACGTGATTAATTTTGCGTGCCATTTTTTTTTGTATATTTGCATTTGTAGAGTGGACGCTACATAACAATATTATCAAACCCTTTTTAGGCAAGCGACGTCCACCGCCCCTAAAAGGGGTTTTACTTTTTATGAAAAAAACATTATACCCACATCAAAAAGAGTTTCTTGATGAAATTCTTTTAAAAATTAAAGAAGTAGATTCGATTGTTTGCCAATTATCAACAGGTGGAGGAAAAACAGTTGTATTTACTGAATTAGTATCGATTTTAGACAGTAAAACATTAATCTTAGTTGATAGTATTGATTTGGTAAATCAAACAGTTGAAACTTTTAAAAAACAAGGTTTAGACGTTGGATGCGTTTTGGCTGGAAATAAAAAATTTCCTGAAAATAAAATAATTGTAGCAATGGTTAAAAGCCTTTGGAATAGAAAACACAAATTACCTAAGTTTGACTATTGTATAATTGATGAGGCACACATTTGGGAGTTTAATAAACTATTTGAATTTTTGCCAAACTGCAAAAGGATAGGTTTCACAGCCACTCCAGTAAGATTAAAGCGAAACAAAATAGATGATGAATTTACAGAAGTTGAAACAATGTCACAATGGTATGATGATATTGTTTGCGGAAAACCAATAAGTTGGTTAATGGAAAATGGTTATTTAATACCTGAAAAAAATGAGTATATTGATTTTGATAGTTCAGGATTAAAAACAGATGCTTCTGGAGAATTTACCGCCACTTCATTAAAAGAAGTTTTTCAAAGTGAAAGTTATAAAAATGCACTTCGCAAAACTTTCGACAAATTATGCGATGGTAAAAAAACTTTGCTATTTACTTCATCAACTGAAACAAACGCAATTTATGCTGAATTATTTAGCGATAAAAATGTAAAAACTTATGATTCTGTAAACAATAATCCGAATGAGCGCGATGAAATTGTGGAATGGTTTAGAACTACTCCAGACGCTCTTTTAATCAATACAGGTTGTTTTACAAAAGGTTTTGACGTTTGCGATGTTGAGGTGATTTTAATGGCACGAGCTACAAAAAGCCTTTCTTTATGGATTCAAATAGCAGGTCGTGGAGCTCGTAAAACTTCAAAAATAGAAAAGCCTTACTTTCTTTTAATCGATGGGGGTAACAATAATGAAGAACACGGAATTTTTTCCTTTGATCGTGATTGGAGAAAGATATTTTTTGACAAACAAAGAAAATCATATTTAAAAGACATTTACGAATGTGAAGAATGCGGTTTTAATTTTGAGAAAAAAGAAAAGATATGTCCAAATTGCGGTGCTGAAATTCCAGTTAGCGAAGAACAAGTCGAAAAAGATCAAAAGGAGTTTATAATTAAAGGACAAAAAAATAAGATTTTACCTCCTAATTTAGATTTAGAATTTCATATTATTAAGGGTCATTCTAAATTTGAAACATTGAAGATACTTAGACAAAAATGGATTACTTTTTTATGTAAATTAGACCTCCCATTTAAAGACTTTCTTTGGCATGAAAATAAAGGTAATTTCCAAATAAGATTTAATAAATTTTTAAGACCTCTATTTTTCAAAATATTAGGTTCAATTTTGAAAGATGGAAAACATACCAAATACAATACAGTTTGCGAAAAAATACTAACCGATACTAAAAAGAAAAAATATGAAATTTAGCTTTTACCAGAATATCAAGGATATGAATAAAACCGATATTGATTTAGAAAATTATATTGATATTATTAAAAATGGAAAATATCAGGATTTAGTTTTAAATGCTAGAGCAGTGAAAAAAGATGTAGCAAAGTATAAGGAATTGAAAAACTTAATGCCTTGCATTACTGGTTCCGCAATTATGAATCAGGGATCAAAAAATACTTCAAATATTTTAGAATTAAATGGGTTAATTGTAATTGATATTGATGAAGATGTTAATTTACAACTGCTAAACAAAATAAATGGTGATAAATACACATTTGTTTCTCATCGCTCTTTCGGAGGTGATGGACTTTGTGTATTCATAAAAATTAATTCAAACAAATTTTTAGAATCATTTAATGAAATTGGTCAATATTATTGGGACACTTTTAATATTATGATTGATCAAAGTTGCAAAAATAAAAATCGTTTGCGTTTTTTAAGTTACGACCCTTATATTTTCCATAATGAAAAAGCATCTAAATTTATTGCAAAAACAAAAATAAAACAAATAACAAAAAAGGATTTTATTTTTGTTCAAGATGATTTTAGCCAAATAATAGATAAATTAAAAGGCATTGACCTTTGTCAAGATGACTATAAAAGATATTGCGATATTGGTTTTGCGATTGGTTCGAAGTTTGGCGATTCTGGACTTAATTATTTTAAAGCAATTTGCCAAAACGGATCAAAGTATGTAGAAAAAGACATTGAAAAACATTATAAAAACTTTTGTAAAGGTGGAAATATTACAATAGGCACTTTTTATCATTATGTAAAAGAAGAAGGAATAGAGGTGTATTCTGAACTTACAAAGAAAACAATTGCCACAGTGGCAATGCAAAAAACACAAGGCACTCCAACTATTGAAAGCGTAAAAAAACACGTTACCGAAGTTTTAAAACTCGAAGCTCCAAAAGATGAATTAATATTAGATTTGATTAATTCTAAATTAGATTTTCAAATTGAAAGTGAAGAAACAGAAGTAAACCAACTCAAAAACTTTATTTGTGAAAATTATAATCCGTTCCGGGATTCAATAACAAATGAAATTTTTATAAATGATAAAATACTTGATGATATTAAATTAAATTCAATTTACTTTTCTGCTAAAAACTGTTTGGACTTTCACGTTAATAAGTCCGATGTTAGGGATATGATTAACAGCGAAGCAACTCAAACAGTCAATCCTTTAAATGAATTTTTTAGTAACAAAGATTTTAAAAAAGGCAATATAGAAAAATATGCTGATTGCATATATCCACAGTCAGAATATAATCAATGGGCTTTTAAAAAATGGGTAATAGGATCGATTCATAATTGGATTAGTCCACATCACGAAACAAAAGTAAGTCCTTTAACTTTAGTTTTATGCGGTCAAAAACAGGGTACTGGAAAAACTTCTTTTTTTCGTAATCTATTGCCAAAAGATTTAAAAAAATACCTAATTGAACACCGTATTGATGCAAAAGACAAAGATAGTATTTACAACCTAGTCAAAGGACTTTTAGTATTAGACGATGAGTTTGGAGGTTTAGCGACAAAAGATGTGAAAGATTTTAAAAAAATAGCTGATGCAAATCAAATTGATATTCGTTTGCCTTATTCCGCTTTTTACTCAAAAATGAAACGTAAAGCATCTTTATGCGGAACCAGTAATGAGAGCGACGTTTTGAAAGATGTTACAGGAAATAGGCGTATTTTACCCATTAATGTAGAAAGTATTGATTACAATGAAATGATTAAAATAAACACGGACGATCTTTGGCGTGAAGCGTTTGATTTATACAGAAAAGATTTTGATTGGAAAATATACAGTACAGAAGATGTTGAATTTTTAAATCAAAATACAAATAAAAATTTAGAAATAATGCCGTTTGAGGAATTATTTTTTAATCACTTTTCTTTTGAACTGAATAGAGAATTTACAGAAAGAATAATTCTAAATAAAGGAGAAGTTTTAAATATTTTGACAGGAAAATTATTAGTTAAACCATCTAAGTATGATATAAAAGATATTTTTGTAAAAAACAAAGTTGAATATAAATTATACCGTGTAAATGGAGAATTTAAGAAAGGTTTTGAATTATATGAAAAGTACGAAAATATACCAAATAATGACAATAGTAACTTTTTTAACACTTAATGTAACCATTTTGTAACCGAAATGTAACCACGTAAAACATTGATATTATTAATATTAACCATTGTAACCTAAAATTATCAAACAAACTATATATAATATTTCATTTTACACATATTACACATATAATGAATTATTTATTTTTTATTATAAAGTTTAAAACTAAAAAGGTTACGGTTACTTTGGTTACAAATATAAAATTATGACAGAATCACAACTACAACAGAAAATAGTAATTGATTTTAAAAACAACTACCAATGCAAAGGATTAGGATTAATATTTGCCGTCCCAAATGGAGGATCAAGAAATATTGTTGAGGCAAAAAATTTAAAACTTACTGGACAAATGCCAGGAGTTTCAGATTTAATTGTATTGATTAAAAATAAATGCGACTTTTTAGAAATAAAAATTGAAAAAGGAATACAGAGCGATGCTCAAAAATTATTTGAAGAAAAAGTAAAAAAATTAGGTTTTGAATATTATTTAATAAAATCATTCGAAGATTATGAAAAATACAAACTGCATTCATTGCCAGCTATCCTGTAAAGTTCGAGGTAAAAAAGAATGTGAATCTTATAAACCAATATCTGGAATACCAGAACAATTGCAAAAAGAAATCAAAGAATTATTTGCATCTGGAAATTATAATAAAGCAAAAGAATTACAGGATCAATTATTTAAATTTAATTACGGTGGAATATGAAAAACTCATATCAAATAGGCAATACTTTGAATATTGCATACTCGACAATAACCAGATATATTAAAAAAATAGGTTTAATTCCAATTGCTTCAAAAGGTAACATTCATTACTATGATGACTTTCAAATCAGTTTATTGATTGAAAAACTAGAAAATAAAGGATTAATAAACAATGAACATAGGACTATTTCAGAAATAGCCAAAATTACTAATAGTGATTATGAAACTATTTTTAGAATTATTCAAAGAGAAAATATTATAGCAATAAAATTAAACCCATTAAGGTATAATAGTAATCAGCAGGATTTAATATTTAATTCTTTGTACTATCAAAAAAAATTAGATTTTATTACTTTGCCATCTAAACTAAACAACCCAACCCCAGAATATTCGAGAAAAGATTTTATTGAAAAAGGGTTGATATGTTAAAATTGTGTTAAAATTAAACATCATAGTTGTATATCAATATACATTTTGTATATTTGTACAAGAGTTAAGGAAGTGATTTACACG